ACGGGGGGAAGGGATAGAGGGCAGCAGATACCACATGAAATGAAGACCAGATGGGAGAAAGAACTGTGAGTGAAGATTACATCCTGTCTCTAAGCCATCAAACAATGAACAATAGGAGGACTTAACGATGAAGTTGTTTAGAACCAATGAGATAGAAACCAATGAGTACAAAATTGGTGACGTTATCTCCTTCACTCTCACGGATGGTGAGGGAGTGGAAGCAATGGCTGTCAAGCAGGAACAGGACGGTATGCTGTTCTGCTTTGTGGACTGCTTGAAGAAAGAGTACCGCATGAACCGTAAGGCCACCAATGAGGGCGGGTACTTTGCTTCTGATCTGCGGGACATTCTCAACGGGAAAATTCTTAACAGGTTCCCGGCTGAACTGCGTAGCCGTCTGTTGTTGCTTGAGAACGGTGACCTGCTCCGACTTCCTACAGAGCGTGAGATTTTCGGAGAGAATATTTATGAGGACACTGAACCAGAGACAACCGTTCAGTGGGCGCCTATGAAGCTGCGTAGGAACCGTATTGCGTTCCGGGGAAAGAACGGTGGTTTGGAATGGTACTGGCTGATTAACAATGTAGAAGGTTTCGCTCCCATTTTTGCCGGTGTCGGCAACGGCTGTCGTGCGGGCTACTACAACGCTTCTATCTTTCTTGGTGTGCGTCCCGCTTTCAAAATCTAAAATCACACTCCCTTGTGGGGTGTGGAGGGATTTGACTATGGCATATAAGCAGAAGCGCCCGTACTTGGCGGCTATATGGTACATTTTTCGCGGGGCCGCGAAAATGGTGCAAAGGCGATGGATGTGCTGGAGAATGAGGCTGATTGAAAGGGTGATATGATGCTCAGAATGCATCATGCGAGAACGTTGACAGAAGCCAGCACTTGGGAATTTATAAAACGACAGCGGTTTTACCCGCTGCCGTATAAAGAGTCAGGCGATGAGATTAACTAAGGCGCTGGAGAATTCCTTCCTGCAAGACTTTGGAGCAATTGATCCCTCGGCGCTCCGCGAGGTTAGACATCCATGCCGGGAGAGAGACATTCTTCCGGACGGCGCGGGTATCGGTCTCAGCGCGGTAAGCAAGAGTATCGATGCGAATTAGGGAGAAGCTCCCGGGATATGCATCACGGATGGACTCCTGCGAAGAAGCCTCAGGTATCGGATCTTCGTGATCCTCGGCAGTTATAAGCCATCCACTGGCAGCATCGGTGATTGCCTCAATCGCATCGTTTAAGTCCTTCCCGGTAGTAATGCAGCCCGGAAGATCCGGGATGCGAGCATATACTTTAGAATCTTCTTCGGTAAATACGGCAGTGTAAATATATTTCATAATCTCCTCCTTTGTGGGGGAGCAGAGGCGCTAGCCCCTCTCCCGCTGGTTATGATTGATCTCTTTTTGGATGTACCGCAGGTCGCCTTCGTCAAAGTCATGTCGCTTTAGCGGTATTGAGCATCGAAGCTTTGCATTGTAAAAGATATCATGCTTCTTTCCGTTTCGCTCAAAGGCGTATCCATTGGATTCTAAAACTTTGATTGCCTGATCTCTGGGTTTCATGTTCACCTCCATTTGTTGATTTAATTATACACAATATTATGTAAAAAGTCAACGGCATTGCGCAATATTACTTAATATAAAAAGGAGTAGAATGAGAATTTATTTGAGTGGTCCGATCAGTGGACACGATGATTTTATGAAAGAATTTCAAAGAAAAGCTTGAAAGGTTGCAGGAATGATATTGATGCCGTGGAAAAAAGATGTGCCTGTTGAATCTTATGTCTTTATGGATTCAACTCCGTGTGTATCTTGCGTACATGAATGCGTTTGTAGGTATAAATCGGACATGTTAAGCCTGCGTAATGGTGTATGTGAGCTGATGCGTTGCACAAATTATGAGAAATTCAGACCGTTTGTTACTTGTGATGAATATGTAGAGAAGGAGGTGTTGTAAATGAGTGAACCAAAACACACTATCTCCGACTTGTATCAAATGCAGTCAGTGCCGCTTTCGATTAAAATTCGTATGACAGAGGATCGTATTCGTGGCTGGATTAACGAATATGGAGAATCCGGAGTTTATGTCAGTTTCTCCGGCGGTAAAGACAGTACAGTGTTACTCGATATTGTCCGTAAGCTTTATCCCGATGTGTTGGCAGTTTATGTCGATACCGGGTTGGAATATCCCGAAATCCGAGAGTTCGTAAAGAGCTTTAATAACGTGGAATGGCTCAAACCGAAGAAAAACTTCCGACAGGTCATTACCGAATATGGCTATCCTTTTATTTCTAAGGAGGTCTCCGATAAAGTGCAAGGCGCAAGGCGTTATCTCAAGTCGGTTCGAGAGAGAGAGACCGATTTATGCACCGTTCATGGCAGACCTGTTGGGCATAGACAGGAGAATCAACAAAGAGAATCCCGATTATCAAGCACTTCTGATGGGGACTATCCCTAGCAAACCCAAGGGTGATTCACGGTATCGGCAAGTCATAGGAACGTATCAGAACAAGGACGGCAGCACAAGCAAATATTGTCTGACTAAGTACCAGTTTTTCCTTGACGCACCGTTTGAGATTTCAGCTAAGTGTTGCAACGCAATGAAGAAAGCACCTGTACACGCTTTCGGGAGAAAGACAGGAAGAAAACCTATGACTGCACAGATGGCAAGTGAAAGCCGTCTGCGGACTGCACAGTGGCTTAAAAACGGTTGCAATGGTTTTCACATGACCTCTCCTATCTCCAATCCTATGAGCTTTTGGACTGAACAGGACGTGCTTCTCTATATCAAAGAACATAACCTTCCTATCTGTTCTGTGTATGGGGAAATTATAGAGGTCGAGGGTAAATCTGCACCTGTGAAAGACGCTGACATGATGGAACTTTTCGACCTTGATAAACCATTTCTCAAAACCACAGGCTGTGACAGAACCGGGTGTATGTTCTGCGGATATGGTTGCCACCTTGAAAAGCCGGGCGAAGGACGATTTCTCCGAATGAAAGAAACTCACCCAAAACAGTATGACTACATCATGCGTTCTACTGATAAGGGAGGTCTCAACTACAAAGAAGTCATTGATTGGATAAACGAAAATGGAGGTTTTCACATTGAGTATTGACACCATTAAGAAAAAGGTTGAGGAACTTTCCGACCTTCAAAAGAATGGAAAGCCCGGGTATTCCTGTGGCTGGATAGACGCTTGTGGACTGATCCTTGCAATGCTGGATAAGGAGGAAATCGACACCAAGGAACAGCTCAAGGCTCGTATTGCTGAGAGCGCAATCAAGGTATCTACCGTCAAAGCTCCGCACACCTACATGAAAGCTGTCGGCACGAGGGAGCTTGAGAAAATTCTTGAGGAGGAATTTAAGCATGGCACAAAGTAACGAAGTAAACACTGTCACTCTGTCAAGGGGTCATTCTTTTGGATTCGCCTCTATTCAATCCGAACTGTCAGATCTCATTGATTTGGCTATCACTCTGTTGGAAGGTGACAAGTAATGCAATCGATCAGGAAACATTGTTTGTTGGTGGAACAGACAAAGAATGTGATAACGATATAATGATTTTTAAGTATAACACAGTTAAAGAAGCAAAAGAGGCTGCAAAAGCGCTTTTGGAGGTAATACGGAAATGAACCAAGAAGGATATCGCGACCCTACAGCCGATACAGCTGTAAAACGGGCCTCCAATCCACCAGAGCACGTGCTTCTCTTTCTGCGCTGCGTATGGGCCCTGGCTAACGTTTTTGGCCTGACAGTGCTAGAACGGCTACACGTTCGGGATAAAAATACGTGGAAGGAGTGGAAGTAATGAAAGCAAAGCAGTATCTTAGGAGTCTGCGCCTGCTGGACATCTCCATCAACCAAAAGATCAAAGAGATGGAGGGCTTAGAGCGCAGCCGGGTAAGCCTTGGCAGTATGGACTACTCCCGGGACAGGGTGCAGACATCACCGGAGCCGGATGCATCGTACACTCACGTAGTAGATCACATAGCAGACTTGCAAGCTGAGATCAACCGTGAGATCGACCGATATGTTGATCGGAAACACAAAATCATAAATCAGATTCAGGGACTGGAGGATCGCAGATATGTGGATGTACTGTACAAAAGGTATGTCGAGTGGAAGAGGATGGAGGAGATTGCATATCTTATGGGCTACAATTTCAAATACACTTTGCAATTGCACGCCGAAGCATTGACAAAATTTGAAGAAATATATGGAACAAATATGGAGTAGTTCTGTGATATTATGGCATTATGAAAAAGTAAGGTACAACACTTTCTCATATCCGATACCCTCCTATCATATCCCCGGCAGTCTCGCAGCTGTCGGGGAAAACTATGTTAGGGGATTTTAAAATAAAACAATCAGACGTTCCCATGTGGAGCGTCTTTTTATATAGGGGGACGCGATGCTTTGGAGGAGATGTCCGCACTGTGGAAAAAGAACCCCGGTGGGAGAAAAATGCGAGTGTGGGTATAAGCGAGAATATTTTAAACGGGGGGATGTGTATGCCCGATATAAAACAGGTCGCTGGAAAAAACTCAGAGCTACTGTTATGTCTCTTTACTCAGGATTAGACCCGTGGGCTTTAGCACATGGCAGAGTAGAGGCAGCAGACACAGCACACCATATCATACCAGCTGACGAGGACGGATCTCTTTTCTACAGCTTAGACAATGTGATTCCTTTATCAAGAGACAGTCATGCAGAAGTGCATGCTTTGTACAGGAGAAGTGACAAAGACAAGAAAGACACGCAGGAGGCGCTCAAGAGGTTGCGGAAGCGTGTGACGGTATAGGGGAAGGGGGCATTAAAAAGTATTGAGCATTTCACCAGAGACCGCCGCCCCCGCTTTCATTTTACAGATTTCTAAAAAGCATCCCCAAATGGGAGAAAGGAGCAGACATGGGAAGACCTAGAAAAGTTATATCTTTGCAGACCGGTCATATCAAAAGTGATGTCCGGGCGAAGAGAGAATATGAAGAATCTCTTGTGAAGACAGACAGGGATGAACTTGAAAACATCCCGACTGCTCTCTTTTTAGATGCCGTTGCAAAAAATGAGTATGAGAGAGTTTTGCAAAACCTGAAATCAATAAATATCATCGGGAATCTTGACCGGGATAATATGATCGTTTATGCAAATGCCTACTCAACATACATGATGGCCTGTAAGGAAATCAAGAAAAAGGATTTTGAACCAGTTGTTTTTACGGCGACTGGGAAGAAACCAAACCCGATATACCAGATCATGGATCAAGCAAAAAGGCAGATGGATACGGCAGGCAATGCGCTAGGGATGTCGGCTGGCTCGAGGCTAAAACTCGCAGCTGAAAAAGCAAAAGGACAGGAAGAGGAACTTTTGCAAATGTTTGGAGATATCTGATGAATTGCAAGGAGGTAATAAAAAAATATGCGAAGGACTGTATTTGCGGAAAGATACCCTCCGGGCAAAAGCATAAATGGGCTTGTCAGAGGTTCCTAAACGATCTTGACCAGATAGGCAATCCGGACTTTCCTTATATCTGGGATGAAGAACGGGCAAAGAAAATCGTTATATGGTTTTCGTTGTTGAGGCATTCAAAGGGGAAACTTTCCGGGACGCCGATCAATCTGACGCCGTGGCAGATGTTCAGAGAGTGTCAGATCTACGGATGGCGGCATCGGGAGACTGGGTACAAACGGTTTAAAAAATCGTTTACGGAAGTAGCAAGAAAGAATGCAAAGTCTCAGATGGAGGCGGGAGAAGCCCTGAACGAAATCAGCGAGCAGGCCACACGAAACGGTGAGAGCTACGAGGTTTATACTGCTGGTACAAAAAGAGACCAGTCAAAAATTGTTTTTGAAGAGTGCGATCTGATGACTAGAGGGACGCTGATCCGGTCAAAGTTCCGATTCAATCGAGATAAGATCGTACATCTGAAAACAGGCTCTTTTATCAGAGCTTTGTCAAAGGACGATGGCAAAACAGGAGACGGCACCAACCCGGCGTTGCTGATACTTGACGAGTACCACCAGCACCCAACAACAGATTTTTATGATCTGGGCCTCGGTTCTAACACAAAAGAACCAATGCTGACTATCATCACGACGGCAGGAAAAGACCTGACATATCCCTGTTATACACAGGAGTATGATTATTGTTCTAAGGTATTGAACCCGGATGTGGATGTAAGCAATGATGAATACTTCATAGATATCTGTGAGGCTGACCCCGGGGATGACCCGGGAGCGCTGGAGACCTGGCAGAAAGCAAATCCGATCAGAGCATTTTTCGATGAAGGCATCAAGAAAATATCGGAAGACTATGAAATAGCAAAACAAATTCCGGAGAAAATGATTGCCTTCTTGACAAAGGTGCTGAATATCTGGGTATCCTCTGCCGAAAACGGCTACATGGATATGCAGAAATGGAAGGCTTGTGAGGTCAAGGAGCTTCCGATCGAGTTGGATCATCGTCCGGTATATGTCGGCTTTGATATGTCATCGAAAATTGACTTGACGTCTGTAGCCTTTGTAGTGCCTTTCCAGACAGAAATCCGCGATAGCATGGGGAAGCTGGTTGTTAAATACATACTATGGACGCATAGTTTTATCCCGTCTGTTGAAAAAATGCGAGAGCATATCATCAAGGATAAGGTACCCTATGATGCGTGGGAGCGGCTAGGTTTCCTGACGGTGACGCACACTCCAATCGTCGATCAGAATGCAGTTATGAAATACGTACTGGATGAGTGCGAGCGGCTACATCTTGATATCCAGTGCCTATGCTTTGACCCGGCGAATGCTTCAAAATTGATGATGGATTTATCGGATGAAGGCTACGACGTAGAGGAAGTGTATCAGAGCCATAAGAGCCTTAATGAATCTACGCAGGGATTCCGCGAGCAGGTGTATTGCGGAAATATTATTTATCTGCGAAATCCATTGTTGAATTATTCCATGTCGAATGCGGTTATCCGGACAAATAACGGACTAATTAAAATTGACAAGGATGCCACTACAAAACGGATTGACCCGGTAGATGCTACGCTGGGTGCCTTCAAGCTTGCGCTTTATCATGATTTTGGAGCTGAAAATTACGGAGCTTATGTTGAATCTTTCTTAGAGGAGTTTGCATAAATGGGATTTATGAAGAAACTAATGAATGTCTTCACAGAGGAAGAACCTGTTGACCTTGCAAGTGAAAAGCTGTTGCAATGGCTCGGGGTTGATTCTGAGAAGCCAAAAGCATTGTCTGAGACAACGTACTACACATGTCTAAAGGTACTGTCTGAGACGATGGGAAAACTCCCCCTGAAACTTTATCAGGAAGATAAGGCTGGGGGGAGGGTGAGAGCACCCACCGACAAGGATATGGATGTGCTGTTGACCCGGCCGAACCCGGCGATGACCCCGGCGACATTTTGGGGGACTATGGAAGCAAACTGCCAGCACTATGGAAACGCCTATGCTTGGATACAAAGGCAGTTGGTGAGAACCGGAAAATACGGCGGCAAGTATAAGGTGCTCGGCTACTGGCCTATGCAGTCCGATCGTGTGACAGTGTACATGGATGATGTGGGGATTTTCGGGAATAAGGGAAATTTATATTATAAATATAATGATCCCAAAAGCGAGGAAGAGTATGTTTTTCGTTATGATTCAGTTCTGCACATCAAAACATGGCTTACATGGGACGGAGTGCTCGGACGTTCTGTGCAGGATATTCTGAAGACCACTATCACTGGAGCTGGGTACTCACAGAAGTATCTTGAAAAGCTATATGAAAGTGGTCTTACAGCGTCTAGCGTTTTGCAGTACACGGGCGACTTGGAAGAGAAACTGCGGAGGAAGTTGCAGGACAAGTACAATTCCCTGTTGTCCGGAGCGAAAAACGCGGGAAAGGTCGTGGCGCTGCCGGTCGGAATGACATTGTCGCCGCTGACTTACAAACTTACTGACGCACAGTTTCTTGAACTGAAGAAGTACTCTGCTCTTCAGATCGCAGCAGCCTTCGGGGTAAAGCCAAACCAAATAAATGACTATGAGAAGTCCAGCTATGCGAACAGCGAATCGCAACAGCTGGCTTTTTTAGTGGACACAATGGTTTATCGGCTTGCTCAGTATGAGCAGGAAATTAACTACAAGTGCTTGACGGATGAACAGCGATCTGCGGGATATCTTTTCAAATTCAATGAGAAGGTTTTGCTCCGTGCGGATGCAGAGACACAAATGAAAACCATCACATCAGCGATTCAGAATGGTGTGTATACACCAAATGAAGGACGGCATTTTCTTGATCTCCCGTCTCAGGACGGAGGGGACGTTTTGATTGTCAACGGAAATTATGTGCCGTTGACGGATGTGGGGGCAGCTTATAAACGATCAGGGGAAGGGGGTAAAAACGAATGATCTTAAAAATCAATGGAGACATTGTAAGTAACGATTGGAAGATGATCTATGACTGGTTCGGCATTGATTGTACAGTCCCTAAAGATGTGGTTACGGCGCTGGAGAAGCTTCCGAAGGGCGACCGCTTGCAGGTAAAAATCAATTCCGGAGGAGGAGATGTACTTGCGGGGCAGGAAATCTATTCCATGCTGAGAGCCCGAAACGATATTGATATCGAGGTGGAATCTCTTGCCGCAAGCGCGGCATCTGTGATTGCCATGGCAGGACATAGCACAATTAGTCCAGTGGGAATGATCATGATTCACGATGTATCCATCCGTGGCGCTTCTGGAAATCACAACGAAATCCAGAAGCAGGCAGAAATCTTGCAGCAGTGGGATGAAGCCCTTGCTGGAGCTTACGTTGCAAAGACGGGAAAGACAAAAGAAGAGATCATTGAAATGATGGAGCAGGAAACCTGGCTGACGGCTGAAAGAGCTGTTGAGCTGGGTTTTATTGATTCTATCAGCAATGGAAGCTCTGCCGTGGCGACAAATGCCATGGGCGGCCTGAAGGTGACTGATGAAATGGTGGCTCAGTATAAGGCTGCTATGCAGGCTAAGGAAGACGAAAAAAACAATATTTTAAAAGACCTCGACAAATTCGGGGCATGAAAGGATGAAAGATATGAAGAAGAAATTACAGGAGCTTCTCAATGTAATCAATGCGAAGAAGGCAGAAGTAATCAATTTAGTAAACGAAGGAAAGCTCGACGAGGCGAAGGCTGCAAAGGAAGAGCTTGTAAACATGCAGGAAGAGTACGACCTCTTGAATGATCTGGGGGATGCGGCACCGGTTAATGTTCTGAGTGGAGCATCGCCGGTGGAGCCGGTTGACGCTGTACATGAGTTCGCGGAGGCTGCCCGACATGGTTTTTATACCAACACCATGACCGAGGGGACAAAGGCCGACGGAGGTTATACTGTCCCGGAAGACATCAGAACCAAGATTAACAAGTACAAGGAGGCAAAGGCGAAGCTTGAAGACCTTGTAGATGTTGAGCCGGTATCTACGGCCTCCGGCCGCAGAACATTCCAGAAGAAGGCACAGCATACAGGATTTGCTGCGGTCTCTGAGAGCGGCAAGATCACGGCGGCCAAAACTCCGCAGTTTGAGATTCTCGAGTATGCCATTAAGAAGTATGCTGGATATCTCCCGGTGACTAATGAACTTCTGGCTGATTCCGATGCAAACATTACGAATTACCTTGTCAAATGGTTGGGTGATGAGGATATTGCAACAAGGAATGCGCAGATTCTTGCAGCCCTTACGGCATCGACTCCGACTGATCTGAAGAATCTTGATGGAATCAAGAAGGCGATCAACGTTACTCTGGGCTCTGCTTATGCCGGCAGTGTGAGAATTGTAACCAACGATGATGGTCTGAACTACCTTGACACCCTCAAGGATGGTCAGAATCGTTATATGCTCACTCCGGATGCACAGAACCCGATGCAGATGGTGCTTGCTGTGGGGGCAAGGAAGATTCCGGTTGAGGTTGTACCGAACGATGTCCTGAAGACGAAGACAACCAAGATTCCGTTCAAGATCGGAGATTTCAAGGAGGCTGTTAAGATTTTTGATCGTCAGAAGCTCTCTGTTATGACTTCCAGTGTTGCGGCCGTCGGTGAACTGAACGCTTTCGAGCAGGACCTTACCCTTTTCCGTGGCATCGAGAGAATGGATGTCAAGGTGAAAGATAAGAATGCTTTCGTTGACGGATTCATTGATACATCTGTGGCTGGCTGATGATAACGGTATCCCCGGGGATTTCCCCGGGGAGCTTTGTTGAAGGGGGGGGGTAAGAAATGACGTTACAGGAAGTTAAAGACTACCTCCGTGTGGATTGTGACGATGACGATGCTCTGATAGAAAAACTTATTGCGGCAGCGAAGGAATATATTGTTTCTGCTGTCGGAGCTTATGATGAAGCAGACAGCACGGCAAAAATCCTTTTAGCTGCGATTGTGCAGGATATGTATGACAATCGTGAGCTGATGCAATCTGAGCAGCAGATCAAGCGCAGGATTGAGTATCTATATCAGAGCATGATCTTGCAGTTGCAGCTGAAGCATGAGGGGGCGAGCAGATGAACCTGAAAGGCGTTAACCCTGGGCGTTTGAATCGTCGCGTCATCATCATGCGATATCAGGAAACAGAGGATAGTCTCGGAAATACAGTTTATAAGATTGCACCCTTAAAAAAGGTGTGGGCTGAAATTAGACCGATCAGAGGCAAGGAGCAGCTTGAATACTACAAAGACACTAACTCAGTAAGCTATAAAATCACAATCCGAAGTACAGATGTGACTGAGAAGGACGTCCTAAAGTATAAAGATCGGCAGTTCCAAATCAACTATATTCTAAATCCTTTAGAAGCCAGTTACTATTTGGAACTTTTCTGCACGGAGAGCAAAGATCATGCCGTAGGAGAGGTGGATAATGGGTGATTTTACTGTAAAGCTCAGCGGACTAAAAGAGCTGAGCGATGATATGGAAAAGCTCATTTCACATTACCCGGATGAAGTGAATAAAAGCATGAAAAAGGCTGCACGTGAATGGAAAAAAGACTGTGACGCAAAAATGCCCGATAGTTATGGCACCGGAAAAGGGCATATCAAAAAGAACTGGAAGACCGAGACGGAAAAAGGAGATCTTGGTGTCATAACAAAAGTCAGTGTTTCTAACCAGGGGGCGCATTTTCATTGGGTGGAAAATGGTCACAGAAAATTTGATTTTCATGGTCACGACACCGGAGGTTTTGTGCCGGGCAAGCACTATGCAGAGAAGACCCGAGCGGAGTACGAGACAAAATTTCCGGAGATGATTCAAGCAACAGCTGACAGACTGCTGAAAGGATCAAATCTATGATAAAGTACAGCGATTTAATAGCTCGCATCAATGCTGTGCTGAGAACAGAATATCCAAATATCAAGAGGTACGGTAATGACACCGTGGACAAGGCAGCGCCACCGTATTTTTTTGTTGAGTGTATTCCGACTGGAATAAACCGGCAGTCAAAAAACTGGATGCACAAGCAGTGCACCATGAAAATCACTTACGTGCAGCGGAGAGCAGATAACGCAGACGCACTTGAAAAAATCGAACGGATTTGCGATCTACTCGGTATGGTACTGACGGTTAAAGACCGGAAATTGCGGGTGATTGATTACGAACATGATTGCGTGGGAGAGAACAACAACATCCCGCAAATCTCTTTCCGGCTTGACTGGTGGGAGAACACGGAGACGCACAGCGGTGAAATGATCGAGCACGTGCATACAGGATATGCGCAGAAAGGATGAGTAAATGGGAAAATTAACATCCCCTAGTATTTCAATTACGTTTGTTGAGCAGGGGGCGAGTGCTGTTCAGAGAGGGGCACGCGGAATCGTTGCTCTGGTACTGAAGGATACAAAACAGCAGTCTTTCAAGGTGTATGGGATCAGTGATATCCCGGATACGGGCTTAACGGCTGATAACGTACAGTACATCAAAGATGCGCTGGTAGGATACACCACGGCGCCGAAGTATGTAAGTGTGTATGTGATGAAGACAGCCACGGATATGGCAGCGGAATATACAGCCATGGAAAAGTTTTACGAGACAGAGAAATTTAATTACATGGCAATCCCGACAGTGGAGACAGACCACAAGACCAGTGATATTGCAAACTGGATCAAGGGATTGCGTGCAAAAGATGTCCTTGTTAAGGCTGTGCTGCCGAATGCTGAGAGTTCAGACAACGAAGGCGTGATCAGTTGGACTTCTATTCTTACCAGAAAAGGAAAGCCGCTGACACCGGAGAAGACCACACCGCGAATTGCTGGACTGCTGGCAGGAACCGGGATGCGGGTGTCGGCTACTTATGCTCCTCTGCGTGACTTTGAGGATGTCAACCGTCTTACAAAGGAAGAGCGCGATGCGGCGGTCGGTGCTGGAGAGCTGATTGCTTACTGGGATGGCGAGAAGGTGAAACTGAGCCGTGCAGTTAACTCTTTTGTCGCGACTACAGCTGATAAGCTTGATAGTTTCAAGAAGATCAGACTTGTGGAAGCAATGGATATGATGAAAGACGATATCCGGAAGACTATCGAGGACGGCTACATCGGCAAGTATGCAAACAGCTACGACAACAAGTGCTTGCTGCTGACGGCCGTCAATGGATATTTCAAGGGCCTGATTCGTGATGAAGTCCTATCGGCCGGAGAGTGTGAAATTGATGCGGCTGCTGTGAAGGATTGGCTTGTGTCGAATGGGAAAAAGGTTGTTTATGAAAGCGGCACCGGCGTAGTAACAAAAGAGGTCAAAGATGCTTCCGACAATGAAATCAAGATGGCAGACACCGGATCACATGTTTTCTTGAAGGCTGTCGTTTCTCTTCTTGATGCAATCGAAGATGTGACGCTGAACATCAGCATTTAAGGAGGATCATATTATGAAGGAATTTATTTCTAATCAGGTTATTAACGGTACTTTCGGTGAAATGTGGTTTGATGATGATTATGTCGGCGAGGTGGAATCCTGCAAGGGTGAAGTAAACATTACCTATAGCGATGTTGCTATGTGCCGCAGGTTGATCGCCGGTAAGAAAATGTCAAAGCTTGAGGGAAAGGGCAGTTTTAAACTGCACCATGTCCGGACGAACATTACAAAGAAGCTTTCTGATGCGGTAAAGAAGGGGAAGACCCCTAGCTTTAAGATCATATCAAAGCTTGATGATCCGGATGCGTTGGGCGCGGAGCGTGTAGTCTACTATAACTGCAAGCTTGACAAGGCCATCCTGATGGACTTTGAGAACGGAAAGAACGGAGAGGAATCTTATAACTTCACCTTCGAGGATTGGGATCTTCTCGATGTGATTAACGCATAAGGGGGAAATAAAATGAGTGATTTAACACTTGCTGCGCGGTTGATGAAACTGGACAGGGACAAACTGAAGGAAATCCCTACAGAAAAAGTACGGGCTGATCGCCTGTCCAAAATCGCGGGGGAATATATTGAGATTACAATCAAGGCCCTGTCAGGGAATGCCTGGACAAATCTGATGAGTGGCTCCTATGACAAGAAAGGCAACTTTGATGTCGAGAGGGCTTATGAGGCTAAAGCCATGATTGTTGTTGCTGGCTGTGTAGAGCCCAATCTCAAGGATCATGATCTGATGGAGTACTACGGGGCTGCAACTCCGAAGGATTTAGCAAAGACCCTTTTCCCGGGTGGAGAGCTGATGGACATTGCTAACCGGATCGGGATGCTCTCCGGCTACATCGAATCTGATGACGAGGAGGAAAACAGCTCTGATGATGGGCTGGACTATGAAAGTGTAAAAAACTGATAGCGACCGATGAGGATTTTCAAGCGATGTATCTTCTTTTTGTTAATCATCATTGGTCGCCAACAGAATATTTTGATGCGCATGAATCGGATAAAATTCTGATTCGTGCGTTTTTGCGTAAGCAAGCAGAAGACGCGGAAAAAGAGAGGGAGGAGTTGAATGGCTAAGCGGACAACAGATGTTGAATTTAAGTTTGTTGACAACTTCACTGCCTCTTTTAAGGCTACGATCGAAACGCTGAAATCTGGGAGCAAAGCTGCTGATCGTGCGTGGAAAGGCGTGCAAAAAGGCGGAGAATCAATTTCTAAATTTGGCACACGGTTGACGGCTGGGGTAACTGTTCCGCTGGTAGGATTGGGTGTCGCCGGAGTTAAGTCTTTTGGAGAAGTAGATAAAACTCTGCGGCTTGTACAGCAGACCATGGGGAGCACGGAAGATGAGGCAAAGCTGCTTGAGAACTCAATCAAGACGGCAGCGTCAAACTCTGTTTTTGGTATGCAGGACGCGGCAGATGCTTCGCTGAATTTTGCGAGACAGGGTTTTGCGGCTGCCGAGGCTGCAAACATGCTGACCCCGGCCATGGATTTGGCCGCAGGCACGGCGACTGATCTTTCCACAATTACCGGAGGTCTCGGAAATACCTTAAAAGCATTCGGCGCGGGTTCCGAAGAGGCGGCTCACTACTCCGACATGATGGCAAAAGCACAAGCGCAGGCCAACACTACGGTAGAGGGACTGTTTGAAGCCATGTCCATAGCCGGATCAACGGCAAAAACGGTCGGCTGGGATTTTTCGGATTTGGCAGTGCTGACGGGCGTCTTTGGTGATCATAGTATATCAGCTTCAGAGGGTGCTACGGCACTTAACACCGGTCTGATGAGACTTGCCTCTCCGGCAAAAGAAGGCTCAGATTGGCTGGAAAGGCTGGGAATAAATGTTTTTGATTCTAACGGCAAACTCAAGTCCATGTCTGACACAATGGAAGTCTTACAGGAAGGATTTGCGGGGCTTTCTGATCAGGAGCAGCTTGCAGCTGCGTCTGCGATTTTTGGAAAAAATCAGGCGGCAAAGTGGGTGACTTTAATTAACGGCCCCGGAGGGCAAGCCCTTGAAAATCTGAAAGCTGGAATTGAGGGGGCAGAGGGAGCCTCACACGGAATGGCTGATGCCCTGATGTCCGGAACTGGTGGCTCAATTGAAAAACTCAAATCGTCTTTTGACGTTTTCAAGTTTTCAGCTGGTGCAGCGCTGGGGGAGGCCGTTACACCGTTCATTGAAAAGCTTACTGATTTGATAGATAAATTTAACCAGATGGACCCGGAACAGCGAAAACAAATTGTGAAATGGGCTGCTATGGCTGCCGCCGCAGGCCCGGCGATTATGATCTTTGGAAATCTTGTAACCGGGGTGGGTACTCTGGGGCGTGGCTTTAATGCTTTTGCTGGTTTTTTGACCAAAGCAAGCAGGGGGTTCAAAGCCATGAGCGGCGGAGCGAAGCTTCTCCGTGGAGGGATTGCAGCTTTTACTTCTCCTCTGGGGCTGGTGATTGCTGGAATAGCGCTGCTGATCGTAGTGGTGCTGGCCGTAAAAAAACACTTTGATGTTTTCAAAAAGGGGTTGTCTGGCTCCTCTAAATCCATGGACCATCTCAAGGTTAAAGTCGAGGATACCAAAGAAAAACTAGGAGCAATGAAAGAGAAATTAGCTCCGGTAGCAGATTTTCTCGGGATAGTCTTAGCTGGCGCAGCTGGTGCGGCGGTCGGCGGCCTGATGGGATTGCTGGACGGAGCCATTACTGTAGTGGATGGAGTACTCGGCGTTTTCAGCGGTTTGATAGATTTTATAACCGGAGTTTTTACCGGAGACTGGGATAAAGCATGGAGCGGTGTGCTGGGAATTTTCACCGGCATTACCGATGTAATAATGGGAATTATTAACGGAATAACCGGGGCTCTTGGAGGAATTATCAGCGGGATCGGCAAACTGGTCGGGGTTTCAGAAGACGGCAAAGTCACTGAGCTCCCGGGCTCGAAGCACGAGCGGGTGCATACTAGAGCGAGAGGGGATGTTAGCTGGCGCGGCGGCATTGTTCAGGTGCATGAGCGCGGCGGAGAGATTATCGACCTTCCTCACGGTTCACGTATCTATCCTCATGACGTGTCTATGCAAATGACAAAAAGCGGCGGCAACGTCACTATAGCAAAGATAGCCGATCAAGTGGTTGTAAGGGAGCAGGCCGACATTGATAGACTTGCTGAGGCGATGGTCAGAAAGGTAAAAGCAGCAAAATTCAATCGAGGAGGTGTGACGCCAGATGCAGCTATGGCTTAAAAAGTTCAGATTTCCTGTGCTTCCCTCGGAGTATCACGTCACATCTTCACGAGGGATAGAAACGGTCAACATTAATGCTTTGGGTGAAATCGGGCTTGCAGGGGGAAGGTCGCTGAAAACAGTGACCTTTTCCTCTTTTTTTCCTAAGAGATACGATTCAGGGTACTGCGAGTACAGCAACTTGAAATCCCCGCAGAAATGCGTGAAGGAAGTTGAACGAATTAAAAACGGTGGGCCGGTAAAAGTTATCATCACCGGAACCCCGGTAAATTTTAAATGCAGGGTGGAATCTTTTGAGTGGTCGGAACAGGATGGCACCGGAGATATCTATTTTTCGATCACACTCAAAGAACACAGAAAAGTAAGTGCCGGGCAATCCAAAGTTGTGACGCTGGAACAGCAAACGCCTGCGCCGGAAGCAGAAGCCCCGCAGCGGGAGGCGGCGCAATCTCCTCCGAAGACGTATACCGTACAGCGTGGCGATTGTCTGAGCAGTATAGCAAGGAAATTAACGGGCTCAGCAGACTGGCACCCTTTGTACGAAGCAAACCGCGAGGCTATCGGCTCAAATCCGAACAAAATAGCAGACGGTTTGGTGTTAACGATTCCGGGGTGAGGCTATGATCAAACTGATAAAACAAAACGGCACGATTTACGATATATCAAAAGTTTGCGCTCGCTATACGTGGAGCGGATCGTCTTCTCAGGCTGCCCGTGCTTTTTCTTTTGATTATCTGAATGCTCCGTATGATAAAACGGTGCAGCTCCCGGCGGTAGAGACTGGAGATTTTATAAGCTTTGAATATGGTGCAGAGGGAGAAGTATTTTACGGTCAGATTTTCGGGATTGAAAGATCAAGCCAGATAGGAACTATCACTTTTACGGCCTATGATGCTATGAAGCACTTCCTCGAATCAACAGGACAGTACAACTTTAAAAATATTACAGCCGAAGCAATCACGCTGCAGGTTTGTGCAGATGTACAGATCCCGGTGCGCTGGTTGTACCCGACCGGCGTTGTGATTAAATCCATGATCTGTAATGAAATGTCTCTGTATGACATCATCATGGCAGCATACACGAAAGCTCATCGGATCACCGGAGACAAATACTTTCCGATGATCTACAAACACGGCCTTGGTGTATACAAAGCAGAGTGGATAGTATCGGGTTTCACGCTGTCGGATAAAAATAATATTTTCAATTCCGACATCACAGAAACCATGAATTCCATCAAAAACCAGATAAAAATCTATGACGACAAAGGGAATCAGGTCGGTGAGGTAAAGAACGACGGGAGCATCTCAAAGTTCGGTATTTTTTCAGAAGCCTACACTCAGGAAGAAGGCATAGACCCACAGACGGGAGCGAAAAGCAAGATTCATGTGCTGCCAAAGCAGGAAATCAAGATTTCAGCGCTGGGGGATATCAACTGCTTGTCGTGCTACTTTGTGACCATTACAGACGGAGCCACGGGGTTGTCCGGCCGATACTGGATTACATCAGATACACATACATGGGAAAACGGTGTACACAAAATGGATTTGTCGCTGCGGTTTGACAGTCTGATGGATGAAAGAGAAGCAGAGGAGGAAAAGGCATGAGCTGGGCGGATGACTTTGCGGGGATGATGGGGAGGCCGGAAAGCACGGGGGCGCAGTTGGCAGAAATGATGGGCCCGAACACTTGCAAAATAGGAAACTTGCAGTTGACTGCTGAAGATCTTCTTTTCGATGATCGACTGCTGCACCCTACGGCGACGGGAGTGGCAGGATATTGCCCGGAAAATGCGAGCTTACAGGACAAATCAGCATACCTCCCGGCGCTGAAAGCTGGTGACAAGGTAGCAGTAATCCCGATCAAAGAGCCGGAGGGGACAGTGTCAAAGTATTTAGTCCTAGGAAGGATGGTGAAGGGGTGAATATTTTACCTTCTTTTTTACAGTTGGGCGCAGACAAAATTCAGACAAGAGCAGAAAAAGTCATACCGAAAGAGTACGGAATTGATTTTTCGACCGGACAGATGACGGGAAAAGTCGTTGAAGGTATTGAGGCCGTCAAGGTCTGGATATGGTTATGTCTGCATACTGAAAGATACCGATATCCGATCTACTCATGGGACTACGGAACGTCACTTGAGCAGTACATCGGGCAGTCCCTATCAGAAGAGTTCATTAATACCGACTGTGAAGATGAAATTGCAGAGGCTATGCTCATCAATCCGTATATCTCAGAGATAAGGGATTTTAAGGCAGAGTTGACAGGAGATCAGCTGCACATATCTTTTGCAGCAGTCACAGACTTTGGAAAAATAGAGGTAGATACAGATGTATGAGGATAAAACTTACTATCAGATGCTGGCGGACATGACATCAGAGGTCGGGGACGATGTGCAGAAGGGAGCAGGAAGTCTTGTTTTTAACTCTCTCTCAGTGCTGGCTTATGAGCTGGAAAAGCTATATATCCATCTGAACTATGTCAAAAACCAGGGACATGCTGACACAGCAGATATAGAATATCTGTCAGAGATTACAGCCGATCGTAACGTTTTCAGGAGGATGGCTACGCATGCGTTTGTCAGGGGCGTGTTTAATGTGGAGGTTCCGATTGGAGCGCGTTTTAATTTGAAGGGATTTAATTACAAAGTATCCGAGCACCTATCAGGCTATGAATATAGCCTTGAGGTTGAGGAGACCGGCGCGGGTGCAAACTCTCTGACCGGAGAGCTGACACCGATAACCTATGTGGAGGGGCTTGAAAGCGCAAGGGTGACTGAGCTTTTAATAGCAGGCTCAGAGGATGAAAACAGAGAAAGCTTATATAAAAGGTACATCGACAGTTTTAAAGAGCAAGCTTTTGATGGAAACATTACAGCATATAAAATGGCTGCCACTGCTACGGCAGGCGTTGGCGGGTGCAAGGTGTACCGCGCGGCAGCGGGCCCTGGCACTGTAAAGCTGGTTGTGATTTCCTCCGATAGTGGCACAGTGAGTGAATACCTGCTCAATCAAATTAGGAAAGCTGCCGTTCCGGATGAGGGCAGCGGCTACGGCTGGGCCCCTCTCGATCATGTGGTCACAATCGAAAGCGTCAAAGCTGTGCCGGTTACAGTTTCAACCAAAATCACATACCGGAGCGGATATAGTGCCGATATGCTCGGCGCTACAATCAAGGATAAAATCAGTCAGTATATCAAAAGTATTGCGGCTGAGTGGGCAAGCGGAACAGAAAACGACAAATCCATCGTATATATTTCCCGTCTTGAGGCTGCCGTTCTTGATGTGCGTGGAGTGCTTGATATCTCGGACACTACTCTGAACGGAGCTCCTGAAAACCTTACGATTGAAAGTGATAGCATACCGACTGCCGGGGAGGTGACGTTGACATGATGGTAGAGACCGCGCGTTACCTTCCGGCGCATATCTATAATTTGGCAGAGTACAAAGTCATCACAAGAATTTATGACAAGTACCTAAAAATTGCATGGGAAGATATCAACAAAGCCTTGAAAGACTGCCGCGACGACACGATGAGCATAGAAGAGTGTGAATATTGGGAGAGAATTTTAAAAATTCAACTCACCTCCGGCGATTCCCTGGATGATCGCATTCGTCGTATCAAGGGGTATAAAATGTCAAATCTTCCTTATGTGAAGCAAAAGTTAATTGATTTGCTCACCGTGGTGTGTGGAAGCAAAGATCTTTTTGATTTGAAGGTCAGCCCAGAAACATCAACGATTGTATGTGATATAAAACTCGCGTCTGTTCCTATGCAGGGGATTATCAATGATTTAATCAATCGAATGTCTCCGGCCACAATGGGAATCACAGTGAATGTTATATATAACCGCTGGAAAAACTTTCATCGATATAAGTGGAGTGAGCTTGGTGATGTCACGTATTTGCAGGCAAAAGCCGATCCTAAATATCAGAAAGGAATAATATGAAACAATCAACAAACTATAGTTTTAACAAGCCCGAAGACGGGGTTGATTTTATCGAAGCGCAGCCTTTTAGTGAAAATTTTGAAGCTATAGACGGCCTGATCAAAGCTTTGTCTGATGAAAAAACCAACTCCGACGGTGGAGAAGCAGCGGAACACATAGTAACATTCGGAGCAGCTTCGGGGATCACCAGTTTTCAGAGCTTTCTTGACACTGTAAAATCAGGGGGAAAAATCGGCGAGTTCTTCCGAAACTTCAAAGCCGGAATGAAGTATGTCCTTGACCAGGGAAAGCTTGTGAATAACTGTGTGAGCACGTCTACCACACTGCCGCTCGCAGCGTCGCAGGGAAAGGTTTTGCAAGATCAGATTACTACGTTAAATAGTAAGTTGAATGTAAAAGAAATTTCCGGCGTTGTGGAGAGCAGTTCGTTCTATGTTTTTTACACGATGGAAGAATTAACACTAGGAACTGTAAAAATACCACGATATGCGCGAGGGATTTATATTGGATACGAAACAAATGCAGCGATTTTAGCTGTTGATTACAGTGGAAAGCTTTACCACGCATACCGCTCTGCAGGTGTTTGGAAATCAATATAAAAATTTACAGATTTTTAATGGGATACGCCATGAGCCTTACCATAATATCGTCCGCATCATTAGTATCCTTGTAGATCCCATTCAAGTAGTATGTCCCTCCGTTTGTGATCCCCGTTACGGTTTGAACCGCATGCTCCGAGGAGTGGTTAATGAAAAGATTCGAATTTGGCATTCCAGATATAGTGCCTATCGACACGCCCAGCGGCTTGTTTTTGCTATATCCTATCCTGCCCATAATGATATAAACCCCTGCCGGTAAACTAAAAGACAAGTACTGTGACCATACATTTTTCGTAAAAGTTATGTGTTTTTCGGCACGTATAGTCCCGGACATATAAACTCTCAAATTGCCATTTCATTTAGATTGCCTTCTAAGAAAGGGGTAGATCATGGAAAAAATTATAATAAAAAATAATGATTATAATATTACAGACATCCGTCCATCAATCCACTCTGTAATACAGATCACTTTTGCAGATGAAGTCCCGGAAGAGTACGGAGACATCGATGTGTACACCGCCGGAGGCGTGCAGTCAGCGCACCTGCCTGGATTTGCAACAGTTTACAGGAGAGATGATAAAACTGTGTGGCTGTCAAATGATGGGAGCGTCTATACTCCCCCTGAGACTTCACAGGCGACGCAGGAAGAGCTCTATACACCATCACTTGAGGAAGTACAGGCTATGAAGCTGCAAGAGGTAAATGGGGCTTGTACAGAGCTCATACAGAGGGGCATAGACGTAGGAGGTGAGCACTACAGCTTGACAGAGATTGACCAGCTAAATCTTTTCGGGCTGCGGGCACAGATCATCTCCGGAGCACAGACTGTCCCCTATCATGCTGATGGAAAGCTTTGCAGGTTTTACACAATAGAAGAGATCGCGCCGGTGATCGAGGCTGCCATGAAACTGGTGACATATCACACGACATACTGCAACTCGATGCACGCGTGGATTAAGGACTGCGAGGATGTCGAGACTGTCAGAGCCATCCAGTACGGGGCCCCCATTCCGGAGCAGTATCAGAGTGATGTGCTGAAAGGATATCTTGCAGGAGCGGCATCATGAGGCACTGGGTAAAGCACTTAATCCTGATGATGATCGGGGGAGCCTTGTATGTTCTTCTTGAGCTGCTGTGGAGAGGATATAGCCACTGGACAATGTTCTTTCTCGGCGGGACGTGCTTTGTAGTGCTCGGGCTGTTGAATGAGGTCATCCCGTGGGAAGTTCCCTTGTGGAGACAAGCCTTGCTCGGAACCGTGATCGTCACGGCTGCGGAATTTATGACAGGCTGTGTGGTGAATCTCTGGTTTGGATGGCAAGTATGGAACTATAGCCACATGCCCGGGAACATTTTGGGGCAGATATGTCTATTGTATACACTTTTATGGATACCGGTATCAGTCATGGGGATAATCCTCGATGATTGGCTCCGGTATCTTCTTTTTGGGGAAGAAAGGCCACACTACAAACTGAAATGAGGAGGATAGCCATGTATGGTGGCAATAAACGGGCTTTTGGAGCTTAAAGACATCGAAACACTTTTATCCGCAGGGGGCTGGCTGCTTTTACTAACGCTCACTGCAATTCAAAAAGTTGCTCCGGCGGGTAAAAAGCCATGGACGGCCATTGCAAAGATGCTGGGTGCTGAGATCAACCGAGAGATGATCACTGCACAGGGGAAACTTTCAGATCAGATCGAAAGCGTCCGGGGGGAAATAAAGTCAGTCAAGCATGAAGTCGGAGAAGACCGGGCTATAACCGCAAGGGTAAGGATTCTGATTTTTGCTGACGAATTGCTGGAGGGCCGCAGGCACAGCAAAGATCGTTTCGATCAAGTGCTGGTTGACATAGACAACTATGAGAAATACTGCGCTACGCATCCAGAGTTTAAAAACAATCAAACCTGTTCAACCGTCGCTCACATACGGAAAAAATATTGTGAGAGACTTGAAAAAAGAGATTTTTTATAAGGAGGAAAAAGAGATGAAATTTGAAGACATCGCAAGAAAGCTAACCAGTAGAAAGCTGTGGGTCGCAGTCGCGGGGCTGGTGTCCGGAATCATGATCTATCGCGGCGCCGGTCAGAGTGAGGCCGCACAGGTCTCTGCCCTGATTCTTCAGGGTGCATCTGTGATCGCATACTGCATCGGAGAGGGGCTTGCAGACAGCGCGCGTTGAGAGGAGGTGATCCTCATATCTCGGTGCCATCACCGTTATGATGGCTCATATCATATCTTAAGGAGGAAAGAAGTATGAAGCACATGAACGAAAACTATGCAGAGATGAACAAGGGTTATGTTGACGCAGGTCCGGCGGTCGGCAAGGAGGGGCTCGGAGTAGACCCGAAGGGTAAGCGTAAGATTGAGACTGACGCTGTGGAGCCCGGTCATGCAAACCAGTATCAGGGACATGTTGATGCTGGGCCGGGCAAGGATATGTAACATCAAATGAGCCGTCCTTCGGGGCGGCTTTTTCTTTGTATTCAAGGGAATGGCATTTTCTTTGATTATGGGAATTCTTATTAAAAGAAATTGCGTTTTTCTTTAATAAGGAAATTTTAATTAAAGGAGACTTTCAATGCACATATCAGAAAAGGGGCTTGCTCTGATAAAGAGCTTTGAGGGCTGCCGGTTGAAGGCCTACCAGTGTGCTGCCGGTGTCTGGTCTATCGGCTACGGGACGACTTCTGCCGACAGGGAGATCACAGGCACAGATATTACTCCGGGGATGCAGATCACGCAGGTGCAGGCTGATGGATGGCTTGCGCAGTCCATCGCTGCAAAGTATGAGCCCAAAGTCAATAAATACGACAGCGCCTATCACTGGACGCAGTCAGAGTTTGATGCACTGGTGAGCTATGCCTACAATATCGGCTCCATCAAAGGGCTGGTGGCTGACGGAAGACGCACCCGGAAGGAGATTATTGCTGACTGGCCAACGCATGACCGAGCGGGCGGCAGACATATAGCGGGGCTCAAGCGGCGCAGGCTTGCAGAACTTGAGCTTTTCTTACA